GTTTGACTTACAATTCTACTGCCGTTTTCAAATTCAATTGAGCCTTTGTTATATGATGTAACACCTGCACGTATATGATCTTCACACGTTTCATATATGTAACGTATACGTGCCATAATCTCTTGAGCACCTGTGTATTTGTGTGCCGCAATTAGTATAGTTTGATCAGGTACAAACATTGCATACCATGCAAGGTATATTGCCGCACAAGTAGTTTTACCTGTTTGTCTAGGCATCATGTTTATATTAAAACGATAACTGTGATATGAATGCATCAAACGTGTTTGATACTCATAAGGATCAAACAACAACTTACCTTGTACAGGATGTTGTATAAAAGCAAACTTCTTGGCAAAGTACATATACCCTGTGTCAGGATCTGTACATGCTAACAAGTCAGCAATTTGTGCTTCGCTAAATGATTCTTTTTGATTGGCCTTTTTAGTAAGGACACCGTCTAAACTCTTGCTCATACTGTATTTACTCAAAAAAATAGGGCCCGGAAGCCCTATTGAATTTTGTGTATTTTAACTACAGCCGCAAGAGCTACAAGCCATTAACTTTGTTTTGCCTGGAGCGCCGCATTCTGGACAATCATGTTCTTCGCCTTCTTCATGATCGTGGTCGCCTGCTTCTTCTACATCGCCAGCCATTAACTCTTTAAGTCTAGCCGCTAATTTTTCTTTAATTTCGTCTTGTAACGCCATTGGATTGTCGCCACCCTGTGTTGCAGGATATGCCGCTTTAGACTTATGTAAATCATCGCCTGAATTAATTACATCGTCTATTGCACTGTATTTTTCATCTGGCTCGTTAGCATATGCTTCGTCTGCAACTGCTTCGTCATCCATTTCAATGTCATCATTACAACTACTTGCACCAACATGTTGCTTACCGCAATTATCACATGGCTCATCTTGCATGCCTGGTTTAAGATCATCCATGTCTTTTTCCATGTCTGGACCTTTAACTATATCACGTAGTCTTTCCATATCTCTACGCATTGGCATAATGTCAGCGTCAACTTCTTTTGCGCCTTCCATGCCTGCGTTTTTCATCATATCAATTAAATCTGCAACATGTTCTTTGCCGCTTGCATTCATTGATACATTCATTGTTACTGGGTTACCTTTGTCCATCTCAGGTGCTGTACTAGGCATAGGCATTGGTAAGCCTTCCTGTGCAACATCAATCGACTCTATTAACTTTTTCATATTCATTAGTTTGTCTCCGATACCGCCGCACTTGGATCGTGCTCACGTTCTGTTTTTACTTTTTCAAGTTCTTTTAATAATTCCATTACTCTGTTTTCACCAACTGAGTCTTGTGCGCTTTCGCCACCCATGTCTTCTGTTGTTAACTTTGCTTGATATACATTGTCCTCAGGCATTTCCTGATATTTCTCTTGCATCTCTAATGGATTTCTTACAATAATATGTGCTTGGTCTATGCTACAGCACTGTCCAATATACTCTTGTAAAACTTGTTGTGTGGAAGGATAGTTAAGTTCGACTTCAAAGTAAGTAACTTCCATGTTTTCCAACTGTGGAAAATCTAATGGACGCTCTGTAATAGGTGTCTTTTTACCTTTGCTCATACTAGCAACATCATACTTTTGTAAGCATGTTTTGATGCTTTCTTCGCAACCTTCAGGCAAAACACCTGCAATACCTATTTTAAATGCATAAGTCTTTTTAGACTCGTTTAGCAATTCTTGAAATCGTGTTTCCATATTATCCATCCTATATAAGTTATTTATCCTTATCGAGTCCTTTGAGCTTTTCTAAGAGGCTATTGCGATCTGTTACAACATAGCCTTCTCCAGTAATCATACCGTCTTCACTAATGCCACCGTCTTTATCTTGCTTTTCTTTTCTAAGTTGTAGTTCAACCATTTTTAACTTATTATTAAGTTTTGCTACTTTTGCATCTAGTCCTGTTTTAAGCAGTCCGCCTGCAACTTCAAATACTCTACCACTGTAACGGCTTTCTACATTCATACCAAGATTCATTAAATCGTCATATGCTTCAAGTGCTTTATCTGCTATTTCATTTAACTCACTATCTGCTTTATCACCTAAGCCTTTAACAGCTGGTAATGCGCTTGTAATTTTATCAAACTCTGCTATATCACGAAAGCTATCTTCATGAGCTACTTCGTGTTTTGTTTGTGCTTTTTCTTGTTTCTCTGCCTGTTGTATAATTTCTTTTGAATCAGGCATGTTGAGTAAATCTTCTAGTTTTTTGGTCATGTGTCCTATACCATTATATGCTACTATTATTTATCGTCTTTTACCGGTGTGGAATATATCTTTTTCTGTTATGACTCTAAAGAATATACCTTTTTGTTTACAGTATGCCCTTGCGGCTTCCCATTTTGCTTGGTTAACTACCCAAGAAGCCTGGTTATGTTTACTACGGCCTAGTTTTTCTTTTACTGCTTGATTCTCTGGCTTTACTTCTATTAGTTCTACACGTTGCTTTCCTTTACGGTCTGCGTATGCAATAAAGAAGTCCGGAACATATATTGTATGCTTTCCGGTTAATGGATTCTTATATGGAATTTTAATTGCTTCACTTGCCCATTTAGCAACACTTGGGTGTTCGTCGCAAAATCGCATAAACGTAAACTCCCAACTACTTCTATAAGTTGGTGTCTTTGTACCTATATACTTCTCAGGATTTTTGAGACTATATTTTCCCTGTGCAAATCTTCCCATGGCATTTTAGTATATGATGTTTCGCTTTTCAATTTTTTCGTAATTTGAAGTTACTTTAAATCCAAGTGTGCTTGTTTTTTCTCTACTGTAGTTTAGTACGTTAGCAATGATATCACTCATCTGTGTTGAGTTAATACCTTTTAGTGTATCAATAAGTTCAAACACATTTATGTCATCTACTTTTGCTTGATTTAAGATTGCTGTACCTACTGCAATAGCACTTGATTTTTCGAAACCTCTATTTTCAAAAAAGCCTATTACTGCGTCAACATCATTTGCCGGATAAGAAGTTTTTTCTGTTAAGTATTGATTGAAAAATTCTTTAACTTCTGCACCGCTATCTTGTGCTGGAACTGCTGGTAAATTGTTTGCCATATTATACGTTTCCTAATGGATTCTTTTGTGCGGCAATAGTACTACTGCCTGCTTGTGACTCTCTGTATTTAGTGACTATGGAGTTGGTAATGGATAACATCTTGGGATCTTCATTAGATAGTAATTGATCAACTTCTGTTTTAACTATTGTTTTTTCGTTTACAGTAAGGTTATCGTACGCTCCAAGTCCTGCGGCATTACCTATATTATACCCTGCTAGTGTACTTACTGCACCAATTGCAACAGCTCTTTCTGCAACTAAGTCTTTTAGTTCTGCATTATTGTCTAGTGCTGTTTGTAATTCTGCTGTATCTATTTGTTTGTTTTGCTTAACAGTTGTAATTGCTTTTGCTTCAGTTGTTTGTGTACCATTGCCACCGGATTTTGGAAAACTAGTATTAGCAAGTCCACTTACGTTAGTTCCTGTTGCTGTTCTAATAGTTTGTCCTGCAACTTGATATGCTTCGTTACGCAAACCTTCTTTAGTAAGTTTCTTAGCGTTTTTAACTGTACGTGCCGCTGTAAGTAATGTACCTAAGTCTGCTTTACCGCCTGCTAAATCTCCTAGCACACTAACACCGCCTGCTAGTACACCCGAGCTACCAAATAGGCTTCCGCCACTACCTGCGGCAATTGGACTAGGTGTTGAATCATAATGTTCTGTTGCAAACCCTTTAGGTGTTGATCCTTCTACAACAGCACCGTCTGCATAAAATACACTTTCGTATGCTACTGTCATTGTATTCTGCACAGGCTCAGCACTTGCTGAATTATCAAGTGTATCGTGTGACCATTTTTCAATAATTGGGTTTACTAATGTTAGCGTAAGATATTGATGTCTTGCTAACTGTGATATTTGTATACTTGTAAAAAACGGTTCGTATTGATTGTTATCTAAACCAAAGCGGTCACCGTTCTGTGTACTACCTTTGTACGTATTAAATCTATCATATGGTCTTGCACTTTGATTTGGTGCTCCTGCGCCATCTCTGCTACCATATGTACCGTCTCTAAACATATAGTTATAGTATGCTGTCCATAACTGTGTTGTTATGCTATTGTTATCATCGTGGAATACAATATTTACAGGTGAATAATCTATACGTGTTTGTACATTCTTTTTACGATTGTATTTGTTCTTAGTTTCAGTTGTTATATCATAACTAGGCATAGTTACACTTTTAACAAGCATATTAACTTCATTAGTATGTCTGCCAACCCAACCTGGTAATACTTTGTTTACTACGTTGTCATTTAAATTAAGTGTTACATGATATAGAAACTTTTGTTTGGGAGCTAAACGAAAGTTGTCGTCTGTGAATAAACGTGCCGCATGTGAATAGTCGGCCATGTCGCCCTTTGGACTAAGTGCGCCGTTTACTAAGTTATCTAAGAATCCATTGAATATGTTCGCCATACTAATATTTATCCAATGTTATTAACTGCGTATAAAATGAAAAAGGGGCAATGAAGCCCCTAATCCTAATTTGTTGTACTATTAAGTAACTTAGCTTGCGCCAGTTGTACTTGCTATAGCCGCTACTGATCTTCCAATAGCAGTACCTACTCCACCACCGCTTGCGCCTGATGTTTGGATAGCATTGTCGTACTTAACTGTTAATGCAACTGTTACTGGTTCGTTAGCACTGTATGCTAATGAATTGTAATTTGCACTTTCTAAGTAACAACCGTATAGTTCAAAAGTTTCTAATGTTTCTGGTGCGTAGTTACCGTTACCACCGTCTAGAATTTCAATTCTAGTTACAAACTTATAATCAATTCCGCTTGCCGCACTTGACTGTTCCATAAAATCGAACTGTCTTTGTAGTTGTTCACCAACTAGTTTTTGTACAGCACCAGTAGCATCGTCTCTTAAAGTAAGTGTAATAGCTTCCCAGGTATGTTTACCTGCAAGATAAACTCTTGAGTTGTATACGTCAACAGTCATTGTCTCGAAGCTTACGTTTGGTCTAGTAACATCCTGAACCTGTTTTGTTAGTTCAGTAACTTCGCCTGCACTTACACCAAAGTTTTCCAGTGACACTCTAAAGCGATACTGGAGTTTTGGCATAAGTAACCCTTGGGTAGAGTTACTTGCATCCGAAGCTAATGGAACTGTGATTTTTGATAATGATGAAATAGCCATTTACTTTGCTCCTAATTTGTTATATATATTTATCATCTTTACAAGCCTGCTATCTCACCAGTATTTTTCAAACGTAGTGGAATGTAAACAAACTCTACTGCTTTGACTGGTTCTATCGCTATATCTAAGTAAAGCTCGTTACGATCAATTCTAGCTGGAGTGTTGTTGCTTTCGTCACATACAACTAAGAAGTCATATAATGCTCTTGCACCAACTAACTCTAAACATAAGCTCTCTGCGGCCTGTTTGATCTGATCACGTGTGATCTTATCATTTGGTTCAAAGATATATGGTTTAGCTAATTTGTTTAACTGTCCACGTAAGTAAATTACCAAACGTGCTACGTTAATTCTATCTAATGAGCTTGCACCTCTTGCACGAGTCTTTTGACCATATGCAACTAAGCCTGCGCCGTTAATGAATGTAATTGGGTTAACGCTTACTGCATAAAGTGTATCACGTTGTCCTTCGTTTAATGCTATTGAATTAAATTCGCCTTCGTTATCAATAAACCCTGTTGCTGTAGCATTTGTAATGCCGCCACGTCTTGTACCTGCTGGTGCAAACCATGGATAGCTAACTTGGTCACTTAGCGCAATAGTTCTTAGCATCATGTGACTTGGTGGAACAACTACATTGTTACCTGCGTTGTCGCTTGTAAAGCCCCATGGATAAAATACACCTAAGTATTCATCTCTGCTTACAAGTCCGTCATCGTTATCTTCAACTGCTAATGCAACGTTCTGACCCCATTCATTTAATGAAGTAGCGTCTGATGTTAATCTTGCTGGTGAATCACCTACGATGAATGCACTTAATCCTCTATCAAAGTTTAGTGAAACCATTTCACCAATTAGCTCTGGATAACCTGGAGTTGCCATCAAGTTAAAGATTCTTGATTCGTCATCTCTAATGTCATCGTTACTATTCATTGTAGCCTGTAACTGTTGTACAACAACTTTACGCTGTGCTTTACGTCCAAAGCTACCTGAACCATCTTCTTGGTTAGCTGACTCTGTTTGCCATCTGTGTGGATAGTAACTTGCCATTGATGCATCACCTGCTCTTGCGTTATCAGCAGTAACATCAATTGCGTTACGTACAAATTTCTTAACGTTAAAGCCGCTTCTGCGTGTGTTCCAAAGTAGCATACCACGTGGGTAAAGTGCTGGATCTGGAGCATCTGGGTCTAAGTAGTCACTTGTTAATAAGTCTGTAATAGTACCTGTTGGAGCAACTGTTGTTGTTCCGCCTGTTGTACCATAACGTGCATCTGCAAACAATACACCATCTTCAGTAGTTTGATCTGATTTGTCAACTAACTGCCATTCTTGAGCACCATTGTTCCAACGGTAAATTGTTGGATAGTTTTCTAAGTCTGATGTGTCAACCCAAAGATCCTGATCTGCTGGAGTACTTGGTTGTGTTGCTGATACTGTTGTACCGTTACTTGAACCGTATAATGATTTATAACCAACCCATGTTGTACCATTGTGTACCATCATGTCAACTTCGTCAATAACACTGCTGTACCATAATGTACCATCTGCTGTTGTGCTTGTTGGTGCGTTAGCTGATGCTACGTACACTTGTGAAGCACTTGATGTTACTGGCATCCAGTTTGAAGCAACTAGTTCATTAGTTGAATCACCTGTTGGAGCGTCATATACGTTAGTTGCCGCGTTAGTTAAACCTACTAATGTAAGTGGGCTTGTACCTGAACCATTGTCAAGTCTAAAGTCGCCACCTAATTTGTGTTCAATTACAACTTTGTTAGTTGAATCTACTGAAGCAACAATATTAGTAAAGCCTGCGCTGTTAATACCGTCTGCCATTTCGTCGGCGTCAGTACTTGCACCTGTTGCAGTAAATGCTACTTCTCTTGCTGTTGCTAATGCCGCACTACCTACAACACTTTCTGCTATTTTAAATGTATATGCAACTGCTGAAAGTTGAGTTGCTATTTCTGCAGTTTTAATTGTAGTTGCACCTGCCGCCGCTCTTTTAAATAATACAAAATCACCTAATTTGCTTGATGCTTCTGTAAAGTTAGATTGTACGTACAATGCGTCTTTTGCTAAGTTAGCGCCGCCGCCTGCTTTATCTAATGCATATAATGCACTTTGATTTGAAGCGTATATTGGTGCGTCTACTAAGTCCCAAAGTGCTGTGTCTGCATTGTAAGATTTTACTCTCCATCTTGCACCACTGTTTGGTTCTGTAGTTTTTAGCCATACACTTCCACTTGGACGAGCAACTTGACCTGAGCCTGTTGACTTCCATTGTGGAACATTTGTATGTGGATCAATTGCTAATGCTGGAATATCAAAGTTTCCAACTGTAAAGCCTAATTTCTCTGCAAGTCCTGGAGAACCAGCACCTTCTGCAAGAGTAATTTGTGTGTCTACTGAACCATCATTGTAAATTACTAATTGACTGTTAAGGTTTGCTACACTAACACCTGTACCTGAAAGTACTGTGTTACTGTTTGAAACTATATCATCTAATGAAGTAGCTGATCCACCGCTGGTCGCCGCTGTTAGTGTATAGTTAGAACCGCCTATATCAAGTACTAAAGTATCGGAATCTAATAATGTTGTACCGCCTGTTACAACAACTGATCCAGTTGCACTTGGTGTAGTTCCTGTCCATGTAGATGAACCAACTTGTACCCAGTTACCTGAAGTGTTTTTGTACCATACTCTGTAAATTGTTGATAAGCCAGCAGTTATAGCATAGTCGCCTATTGCGCCTACTGAACCTTTTGGTGTATATGGAGTTGAGCCGCTTGTTTTTGTTGCGTCTGTTATTACAATAGGAGTTTTAACTGCAAAGCTCTGTCCGCCTGTTGTCGATGCTGCCGCACCATTCCATTCAAAAATACCAAATGCTGTTGATGCAGTATCTGTCCAAAGTGCGCCATCTGCTGGTGCACCGCTTGGGGCATCTGCTGTTGCTTGTAAAGCGCCTAAGTCAACATCTGCTCTTACAATAAATGCTCTGTTGCTTACACCTAATAATGAGTAAGCCGCTTGCAAACCATATTCGTTAAGTTCGCCTGCATGTATTGGATTGTTATTTGTATCAGTATAAAATACTGGGTCTCCAAATGTCTCTGTAAGGTCACGCTGTGATGTTAGTAAGTAAGGCTTACCTGCGTTTGCTTTCAGTGATCCTGGAGCAATACCCGTACCAGCGCCATTTGTTTTATTTGCGGCGGTGGCAACGAATATCATTGGTACTGTACCTGGTTCAGCGGGTGTGTAAAAACTTTCGTCTACTACGCTAACCTGTACTCCTGGTGATGTTAGTGCCATTATATTTCTCCTATTAATAATGAATGAGTCTTTGTTATAGTTATTTAGCAGTTTAAGAATAATTCACCTGTAATATACCCTAAAAAAAGGTACCGAAAAGGTGAGGTAAATACAGTATGAGACCTTTATGCAAATGCGGACAGCGTCCTGCGGCTATAAACTATAAAAAAGATGATAGAACTTACTATAGATCATTGTGTGAGCGTTGCTTACGTAATGGAGCAGGCCACGGAATACCTAAGTGGAAACAAAGAGGTTATGAAAAAAAGAGTAGTTGTGAGAAGTGTAATTATAAATCTAAACACTCAGAACAATTTAATGTGTTTCATATAGACGGAAATTTAGAAAACTGCCGTCCACAAAACTTAAAAACAATATGTGCTAACTGTCAGAGAATTCTGCAAAAAGAGGGAGTTGTGTGGAAGCAGGGTGACTTAGTCCCCGATTTTTAAATATTGTTTTAATAAGCACATCAACATTTTTTTGTAGCCTATCTAGTGTGCCATTATTATCAATAGTGTAGTCACACATCCATTGTTCAATACTCATAGACTTATAATTTTCTAAAGGCAAATGATCTGTTCTATCTACCCAAATAGCGTGGTCAAATATTTGTTCATTTTGCATTGCAAAGAATTCACGCTTGTTACGCAGTCCACAGTAGATATCATGTTGATCAAATAAGTTACGCCCTAAACGAGCCAAGTCTTTGCTACAATAGTTGTGTATCATATCATACCATTCAGTACGGTGGTTATGCCTATCTGCATAGCACTCTTCTTCGTCAGCGTATCCGTACTGATCTTTCAGATCATTATAGATAAAAAGTTCTGAACAAAATTTACTTGATGATTGAAATGTATATCCGTATGCTTCTAACATTTCACATACAGTATCTTTGCCGTGACGACCATGCCCAACAACTAGTAATTTAGGTAACACTAATATAAACTCCTTTAAGTATCTTTAAAGTATATACTCTATATTAGTGCTTGTCAACCTTAATCGTAACCTAAATTGGCAACTGACTTCATTTCTTCTGATAATATTTCAGCTTCACGAGCTTTATATGCGGCTTCAAAACCTGTAGCGCCGTATTGTGCTCTTTCGTTATTGCCCCAAAGTCTTTTAAAATATGAATCGTAGGTTCTTTCAACTTCTTGATCGCTCCAGGATCTATCAATAAGTTTTCCTTTAATTAACCAGTTAAGACGGTTAGCCTCTTTACGTACAAATGGTGAACACATGACTTCTCCTTGTTACATACTGTATTTACA